TTGCAACTAAGAAATATGCTACTGAACAACATACTCTTGATGAGTGGAGAGAGATTTTAAAAAAGGACAAGCTGCTAAGTTAATTTTTATTTTAGATAATTTGTGTTTAATTTTATACGCACAATCGATTTCGGGTAATTGAAATGAAAAACAATACAATGGCTACAAAAGTAAGGTTTGGTAATAAGATCGTCCAGTTACCTGGTACTTATTCAAGAATAATTTCTGGCCAGAATAACCCTCCTCGTGATCTTGATTATGGGAAGCTTCTCATAATTGATAATGACACTCTTAACGCAACTTTTGCTACTACAGCAGGTATGTTAGGAGGAGCTGGGGTTAATGGAGTTTTGGCAAAAGGTAAGTCTGCAATCTATTCCATTAAAGATATTCGTGCTTTTAGGGATTTTGTTGGAGGCAATTGGTGGTATAAAGCAGCTGAAGGCATTTTCAATCCTGATGGAAGAGGGAATGGGGTGAGTGAGGTTTTGATTATAAAGCCTGCAACAACAACTCCAGCTTCTATGACTTTTCTTGCTACAGGTGGTGGAGCTGCTGGTGGCAAGTTTAAAGTGAATACAAGAGATGAAAGTGTAGCTGCTAATGGAGTTCCTATTGAAACAAGAGCTCACTCAACTGTTACTGTTACTTCAGCTGGAACGACAGGTAATACAATCACAATAAAAGTAGCTGGGATTACGGTGGCTACATATACTAATGCATCAAGTGATAACATCGCAACGGTAGTTGCCGGTCTTGCTGCGAGTATGACTTCTCTTGGTATTTGTGGAGTTATAACTAGTACATCTCCCAATTTACATTTTTCAGCACCTCACGGATATGGATCTTCAACTCCAACCCCTACAGTAGTTGTAACAGGGACAGCTACAGGGACAGCTACAGCATTTGCTGGTGGAGTCAATGCTTCTAATCTTATCACTGGTTACGCTTATACAATTGAAACCGGTGTTCTGAACACCAACAAATGGATTTATAAAATCTGGCGTGGCGGATATAAAGGAGCATACAGTGATGGTATTCCTTATGATGAAATTTCTTCAACCTCCTCTGCACCTACAATGGTTGCACAGTCACCTGAGTTTGATAATATCCAGACTCTTATTGATTGGGCTACTTCAGATGGAGAATTTGGTCAATTGTTTGTTCTGGATGCGACCTCAATTACTACGGGAGCAGGCACAGTAACATCAGCCGATATAACAAATATCAAGAGCTATCAGGCAGCTACAGGTGGTACAGCTACTTACGATAAGATGGATGATGCACTGGATGCAATCAAGGATCTTAATTACAATTACATTCTTACCACCTGTTCTACTGCCAATCCTTCAATTGATACTAATATATTGAAAATTGTAGATCATATCACTATTGAAGCTAAGTTTGACAAGTATTTGATCATAGCAGGTGATGATGATACAATTGCCACTACCATTGGTTATGCAGAAGGGTTTAATACTGAAAGGGTCAATTTAGTTCATGGAGGTATTCATAAGAACAGTCGTTTAGCTGCTTCAGGTTACAGGGTTTGGGAATCTTTCTTTCATGCTGCTTATTATGCTGGACGTTTACTTGGCCTTGCACCTCAAGTACCATTAACATACAAGTCATTGAATATTGATGGCCTAGTTGATCCTTTGAATGATAAAGATCAGTTAATGGCTGATTCAGCTGGAGTACTTGCTACAATATGGGATGCAGACTTTGGTAAATTTATCAACCTTCATGATGTCAATACTCTTCAGGAAAGTGATTTTGTGCTGAATAACGATGGAAGGTCACATCTAATCCAAGTAGAACGTATTAAGTCACAGATCAACAAGGAGCTTATTATTAATTCAAAACTTGATCTAATGTCTGACCCAGAAGGTGTAAATCGTAATTCACTCACTGCTGAGGCTGCTGTAGAATGGACAAAGACATACCTGCAGCGTAAGGTCGGAACATTACTTGTAGCTTATCGTAATGTGACAGCAGTACAACAGGAAGATGTTATTTTTGTTGATTATGAAGCATCTCCTAATTCAGAGATCAAGAGTATATTCTTTACAGGAAGACTGTATTTATGATTTGTTTTCGAAAGGTTATTTTTAAAAATTAAAAGACATGCCACTACAGACAGATACCATGACAGCCGCAAGGGCCATCATAACATCAAACGGTATTCCTATTGGGTTTATGAAAAATCTGCGTTGCACAGAAACTAAGCAGCGTGGATCAGTAATGGGACTTGGTGAAGTAACTAAGAAAGAAAGACCATTACTTGCTATTACTTGTACATGGAGTTGTGACTTCTACTTAATTGATTTAATGAGAACGGGTTTGCCCGGCTTAGACAACCGATTAGTCATGACGCTGCAGCAGTATAAAGATACACAGACACTCCTCAATGTGCCCGTAGATATCACTGTATGGAAGAAGGATGCACTGGTGATTGCAGGTGGTGTGGTCGTACAGACAGTGAATGAAGTACTTTGTACAATTAAGGACATTTATCTTGATTCCACAAATTTTTCAATAGATGAGCAGCAGATTAGTGGATTTCAACAATCGGGAGAATATACTTCCCCAATTATAATGGGGATCACAAACCTTCCTACCCCTCCAAGGCCTACAGTTGGTTAAAGAAAATTAAATCGTAATATAGTATTAATCGTAAAATCTTATCATCGTGGAAAATCTTAATTTCATTATCAAGTCTAAAAAATTCACCACTGAACCTCTTAAAGTAGGAAATCTTATAGATCTCTGGAAAATGAGGTCTGTTTTATCTATGGGTAATTATGGCAACATTTATCGTATGGGATTTATCAATGCTGACGATGCATTGATGATCATCGATATAGAAGCGTTTTTTACGGTGTTTTGCCCGGATTTTATCCAGTCTCTCAAGCCAGGTAGTATAAGAGACTTGGGAGTGGAAGATTACATTGAAATACGCGATGTTTACACGAAGGATATTTTGCCGTGGTTAGAGAAGGTCGAGACTGTGTTAAAAAAGAAAAATGATGCATAATGTTCAATTCATTTCGTCGGCCAAAGAAGGTTCAACCTCCTATTGTAACAAATACATTTGATGATGAAGAAATAAGCTCATTTGTTTTACAGTGGAATATTCAATACCCGATTGATAGGTGGTTCAGGCAAAAACATAAAATACCTTTTGGCTCCCCTCAACATCGGGTTTTGTCTTTTATAGATATGCGCTTTGAATGGGAAGAAGATTTGTTATTTTTTAAGAATGAACAAACTCAGAAATATGTACCAAATAAAGGAGATTGGATGAAAGTGACTCCTATTGTGGATGAAGATGCTGATTTGACTGAGGCCGAGAAATTAGAAAAGTACAAGAGAGAATTTGCTGAAATGGATTTGGATCAATATAAAGTTTCTAAGTAATGGACACAGAAAAAAAGATACGCATAGGTGTAGATTCAAAAGATCTTGAAAGTGCCTTTAGTAAAGCTAAAGGAGAGTCTAGAGTAATGGCTGATGGGTTAGTGGCTGATGCATTAAAGATTGGTGGGTCTTATAAAGAAATAGCTAGGTATCTTGAGGATAATATTAAATTAATTGAGCGTCAAAATAGCATGGAGACTGCTGGACGTCGTGTTAATGTTAGAGATAAAATTGAAAAGGGCGATATTTCAAAAGAAGAAGGAAGGGATCAGTTAGCTTTCATTAGTAAAGAAAATGAACAATCAAAGTTGCAAACAGAACTTCTTCGTGATGTTATCGATGCTATATTAAAAACAGGCGATAAAGAAATTGAAGAGAATAAGAAACAGACAATCGACACCCTATCAAAAACTCCACATGCTGAACGTACTTTAATGCAGCGTTATCAAGCTGCTAGACTTGGGATGGAAGGAGAGAGTTTGAATGAAGAGGAGAGTAGAGGTGGTAAGTTTGCCGGTGGGATGAGGGGTGCTGGGATGGCCATTATTGGAGCGAGAGACCCTATTAGTGCGGGGATGAATGTAGGGATGGAAGCTGGAGGTGGCTTAATGGCTATGGGTGGTAGTGCTGGATTGGTAGGTGCTGCTGTTATATTAGGGTCTGTATTAGGAAAAAAGGCATGGGACGCAAGTGCTTCTTATTATAAAGCTGCTGGATTATCTCAAGCAGTATCTGGTCAAGCGGTAGATTTTAAGAAAGCAAAAAGTTTTGACGTATTTGGAGAATCCGCAATTGATTATGCTTCGAGATTAGCTCCATTGATGCAAGCAAGAAGATCTAGTGTTGGTATAGATGATGCTGTATATAATCAAATAATAGCTGAAAAGGGGTTAGGTATTGATCGTGGAATGTATAATTCTGCAGAGCAATTAGCTCGTTTACATGGTGGTACAGCAATGAGTGATATTCAATCAGGTATTGCTGGAATGAGGAGTGCTGGTATAGTTAAAGGGGAAGATATGGCAGCTGTGCCTGACTATTTACAGATTATGATTGGGCTTGGTAAGGATCAGGCAGCAAAATTAGGTAAATTAGACGCAGGCATTAATACAAAGGTGGTAGCTGAGCTTGGCGGTATGAATGAAGCTTTGCGTAAATCTCCTGAGTATTTAAGTAATATGGTTGATGCTGTGAAGGGCGGATTAACAGGTGCGTCTTCACCACAAACAGAAGCTCTTCAAATGATGGTACTTTCTAAAATACGCCCAGGAGCTTCTTTAGTGGATTTACAGATGATGAGAGAAAATCCATTTTCTAAAGAAAATCAAGCTTATTTACCTAGTTTAATAGGTCAATATGATAAACTGAGCGGAGGGAATACTGAGCGACTTACAATGTTATTAAAACAAGCTTTTCCACAGTTGTCGAGTTGGCAGGCTGCTAAGGATCTTGTTACAGGATATAAAGAA